TTCTCTCTTAGATTCAAATACTTTATATATTGATGCTAGAACTTTATAATTAGATATAGGTGATGAAAGGAATTGTTCAATATCAAATTTAGCAGAAACCTCTTTAATAAGAATTAAATTTCTCCTTTGATAATGCCGATTGATTCAATTTAGTATGTGCTTCGCATACTGTTTCTACCAATCTATCTGCCTTTGTTTCGGAACTATATTTTTCCTTTAACAATATATCGTAAAGACGTAACTCTTTGTTTAACTCTGTGTTTGGTCCAAAGAATTCTCTTACGATGTTTTTAGCGTTTTCAGTCTTATCGCCATTTAGAACTTCTAATGTTATTTGTCTTACTAATAATTCAAATAACACCCCAGTGTTCTTAAACTTGGAATGTTTAATTTTTTTCATTTAATTACCCTATATTTAATCTACCCTATAAACTAACACATATAAATATAAACAAATTTTTCTTTATTAAATTTTAGTGTCATCTAATAGGTTTTTTTCATCTAACATATCAGTTTTTTCGCTCAAAATCTTCTTTTTTGCTGAAATTCCGTTGATATATTCTCTTGCTAACTTTTTTGCGTTAGCATTTAAGTTCCTGTCATCTCTCTTTCTTTCTTTATGATTCTCCATATCTCCCAATGGGTCTCTACCATAAGGATGCTTATCTTTACCATAAGTGTTTCCTTCTTTTGGCCTTCCAACACCCCTATTTAATTCAATTTCGGTTTTAAGTTTACCGATTTCCTCCTCCACATTTTGTTGTTGTGGTGGGTTTGCTGGGTCTTGTCCCTGTTGTTCAATTGAAGTATGTCTGAAACGGTCTTTAAGGTCTAATATTACTTTAGCTCTCTCAATATCAACTTCATCCTGTGATAATCCAAATATATTATGGTATGACCAATCAGATGATAACATATTAAGTGCTTTTGCATCAGATGCCAATCTTACTTTTTCACTCCACAAATTAACCTTTTCTTGCTCATAAATTGTAGAAGCGTTAGTAAGAGTTAATTCAAAGTTCGTCATTTCAGAATCTTCAATACCTTGAGCTGCTAAGTGTACGATTGCTATTTTGGTTAATTCACTAACCACAGTTCTTTGAATTCTTTCGATAGTTCTTGCAAAACGAACATCTTCTGCAGCTAGAGTAGCTTTACCATTAACATTCTCATCATAAGATAAGTAAGCCTTTGGTACTCTCAATGCTGCAAATAACTTACCTCTTAAGTACTCAATATCCTCAATAGCCGCATATTCTAAACCTTGTAGGTTTTCAATATTTGTACCACTATCACTACCACGAACGGGTAAGAAAAAGTCTTCAGTAAGGTTTTGTATATTGTATTTTAAATTATAATCACCAGTATCTTTATTAACAAATGGGGTTTTCTTCATTTTGTTGATAATCTTTTGCATGTAGTTATCAACTTCTACCGGTGGAATATTACCAATATCAATTTTAAAGATTCTTTTTTCAGGTGCTCTCATAATACGATGGATTAACATCGCATCTTCCATAAGAGATAATTGTTTCCAAATTCTTCTAGCACCTTCTACCATTGATTTACCATAAGGTAAGAAGTTTGTGTCTGATAACATACGGAAATGAGCCATCTCATATTGCTCATATTCTTTTTTACCAAAACGGTCCATCTCCACCTTATATTTAACATAATTTGCATTGTTAGGGTCAGTACCTTCTAATCTCTCAACATTATATGTTGAATGTGGCATACAATTTATAACACCCTTACCTTCTGCAATTTCTAATGCTAAGAAAGCATCTCCGTATTTTACTAAGTTTCTAACCCAAGGCCATAAATTAAATTCTATGTTCATTATATCATAGAATAAATTATGTAATAACTCTCTTACATTTTCATTCGTAGATTTAATTTGAAGAACATCACCATATTCATTCTTAGTTGTGGATTCATCAGCGTATATATCTAATGCCGATGATATAATCGGGTCACTATCCATAGCATCATAATCTCTAAAAAGTTCTCTACGAACTTGATGATATGCCATTGATTGTGCACCTTGACTGGTTTCATAATAAGACCTTTGTAATTTAGTATATCTATCTCTAAGATTTACAAAGTTTGTATTATGCTGACGGTCTTCGGTATCTACAACTTTTCGTTTGCCATCCTTATCAACCGTTACAATTGCATTGGTTGCGAATAATTTTTTAAGTCTACCAAAGAAACTCCTATCATCTAATTGTTGTTCTTCTGCCATAATTTAATTTACCATTTTCTACAAGACCAATATCTTGCTTTTGTTCTAGGACCCGGATTATCACAATTGTGTCTTGCTCTAAAACTAGCCCTTCTATCAGGATTATTTTTCTTAATCTTTACTCCCTTTTGACCAAAGTTTACTTTAATAACTTTACCAGTCTTAGGATTTTTTACATACACCTTAAACTTTTTAACATCACCTGCAGTTGGTTTACCTAACTTAACTTCTCTACCCTGATATTCTGCTTCGAATACACAAGGACAATTTGCTTCAGTTAGTTCGTTTGAGTAAGATTTAAGATATGCTATAAAATCATCCATATCTTCTTGCTCAACATCCAATTCATCATAATCATCAATTGGATTGTCTTGTGGAGTATCCCCCATAGAATATGCACTATCTACATATTCATCTTCATTTAAGATATTTGTTAATCTAATCATAGAATTTCTATTTTGACATTATATAACATAAATATCGTAATTTATCAAAACCCTACAACCATTGGGTTAAATCCTCCATAGTATCACCAATTTGCATTTTCCAAGGATTATCATCCATATTACTTCCACCATATACACCAGAGTGTTGCATGTTTGATGATATACCACCCATTGCTCTTTTAGTAAGGTCTATACCTTCTTGTTTTAAACGAAGTGCAGTATCTCTAACCCACAATCCAATACAAAATGCCATTACTAAGTCATCGTTATATCCCTTCATAGCCTCAGCTCTACCATTCATAAATATAAATGTAAACAATTCATCTATCAAACGATTAGAACGAACTGTAACTGCTTTTTCTCTAAAGTATTCATCCAATTTAGATACAATTAAAGGTCTAGTCTTAGATGTAGTTGAGAATCCAGCAACCATCTGTCTTTCATCTGCACGATATTTGTTTCTCATTTGGTTTTCCACATCTACATATTTCAAATCCTTACTCATATAGAATAAGTTTTTATACTGTCTATCTATTACTTGTTGAATAGCTGCCCAACCAATATTTGCATTCTCTATTACAAGCAATGCATCATTATATTGTGTAGATAATTCAACTAAGAAATTTCCAAAGTCTTTTGTATCAATCTTTCCTTTATATTCTGCTACTTGTGTACAAGTATTGATTTCCATAACATGAGCTGCGGAATAATCCGAACCATCTCCTCTAGCCACATCGGCAATGACCATATAAGAACCACCTGGTGCTGGGTATTCCCACCTCCAAAGGTTACCATCAAATCCAGTCTTTTCTAATGGGTCTTGGCAATATGATTCTTTATAGAACATTAATAGTTCTGGGTCAATAACAGTATCACCAGAAGATACGAAGTCACAATCACATTCCTGTGCTGCTTTTTTTGCTCCTAATAGTTTTTCTTGTTCCTCTCTCCAAGCTTCACCTCTTTCAGGGTGTACTGTCCAATGTAATCTGATTGTGTTGAATGGATTTGAACCTTCTTCCGCAGATAACCAAGTTTTGTGAAACCAGTTACCCACACCATTTGGAGTAGAAAGTGCAATACAACTACCACCCGTTGAAAGTGTTGATTGTGCCGATGTCCAAATTTCATCAATATCACCGATAAAGGCGGCCTCATCAAATATTAGAAGTGATAAGGCTTCAGAACGTCCTGCATCAGGAGATGATGCAATAGCCTTAATTTGAGAGCCATTTTGTAATTTAAGTGAGAGTTTGTTATCTTCCAAAGAACCACCCTTTAACCAAGATGGAAGTAATTCATGCATTACCCTTACTTTGGTTACTAAGTTCTTTGCTACATCTTGCTTTGTTGCAATAACCAATACGTTAAAATCACCATTGAACAACATTCTCCAAAGTGCGTATCCAGCAGATAGAGTTGAGATACCAGTTTGACGTGATTTTAATACTATATTAAAACGATTACCAGCAAATTGAGTTAAGGTACTCTCTTGAAATGGAAAAAGGTGAAAAGGTATCTTACCTCTCACCGGATGCTGAATCATACAATACTTTTTCATAAAGTGAATCGGGTCTACCGCACACTTTTTGTATTCATCTGCTATAATCTCTTTAAGAGATTTCTTTTGTGTTATACCAGTACTCATATTAATCAACCGGTGGTTTAACTAAATCGTAACCTTTATCTTTTAGTTTATCCCAAGCTTCGTTTCTTAGTTTAGTTGCTTGTTGAATTTCTTCTTCAAAACGAGTTATATCTGCTAAGATTTCTGCTTTTAATTCAGTTACATCTCTCTCCATACTCCACTTTTCAATTGTACCATCTTCATTTACAACTTCATATTCTTGCTTAGCATCATTGTATGCCTGTTGGAATTGAGAAACTACATCTTTACCATAAGAAATCATATTATTAAATATCTTATAATCTTCGTATGCTTCCCATAATCCATCATATTTTATTTGAGCTTCTCTTATAGTAAGACAATGTAAACAATAACCTGTTTTGGATATTAATTTTTTATCAACCCTTCCGTATTTTATTGTTTTACAATTATCAGATTTACAAGTATTTAATGCTGCTAAATAAGCTCTTGTTTCAGCCATTATATCACCCAATTCCGATACTTCTATTTTACCACCAGCATGCTGTTCCCAAGACTTTCCAGTCTCATCAGTCCACCTTTCCCCAACTTTTCGTTTTACCTCTTGTTTATCAGCTCCAGCAAATGATACAAATGCTTCTTTTTGATATTCACCGCCGGTTAATACCATATCTACCAACTTTCTACGAGTTGGATGCATAAACTTTTTATTGAATTCCTTTGCCATATTATATACAATATATTTGTATATATAAGTATATCAAAATTAAAAAAAAGATTAACTATCGAAGAAAATACCTAAAATTTGATTTAGGGGTGCGAATGCACCTGTTAATTTATAAGTGTTACCACCATATACAAACACAATACCTTCGTTTGGTACAATCTTTTCAAATCCACCTAACGCATTAAGTCTTTCTAACTCTAATTTTAATTTTTCAACTTTTTTAGGGTCACCACTTGCTTTTACTTGGGCTATTGTTGATTGTAAACGAGCTACCATTTGTCTTTTTGCAGAATCAGGATTTGCAGTAAGTACCGATTCCATAAATGATAAAACATCGGCACCAACACCTAAAAATATTTCTTCAAATCTCATAAGATTTTGTTTTGATATTTTTTGTTGGTCTTGCTTATCTATTTGTTCAGCCCATGCTCTTAATTTAGGGTCTTGTATTGTTGCTATTCTAAATGCTTTATCACCGAATGCCCATCTTTTTACCAATCCTATTTTTTCTTGTGTATCTAATTTCTTTCCACCTTTTTCTACAAATTTACTCCACCAAGCCTGATGATATTCTCCCACACCATCATTATCAGATAATCCAAATTCTGATTGTAGTTTAGAAATCATTCCTAAATACTTTCCTTGTAATTTAGATAATTCTTCGGATTTGGGTAACTTAGTCATTGGTGGTCCTTGTATTGTGTACTTAGATTGAACATGTGCGTTTACTTGCTTAATCATACCACCCAATATAGATGCCGCTTGTTGGTTCTCACCTACAATAGTACCAGCATCATCATACTCAAATGTACCATGAAATACTAATAGAGGTTGATTGTAAGGGATTACGTTTACAGATGTTGGATATATTACTTCCAAATTCATAAAACATGCACCATCCTTAAAAATCTTTAATCTTTGTGGTTCGGATAGAGCTGCTATTGCTTTAGATAAATCTTGCATAGCGAAGTTGTAAGCATCGGTTAATCCACCTCTACCAGCAAATTTATCTGCCACCTGTCCTATTGTCATAGCACCAGCTCCTTTGTTCTTTAGATGTGATTTGTTACGAGCTGCTACTAACCTACCACTTACCCAACTAACTGCTAATGCCTGCCCATCAGTCTTCTCTCTAGTCAATTCTAAATCACCATTAAGTGCTTTAGTTACAATTGTTTTAAGGTCACCGAATGTAAGGTTCATTTCAATATCAAACGGATGATTCATGTGACCATAAGCCCCACCCTCTAATAATAGAGATTCGTTTACTGATTTACGATTAATATCTCTTTTTTGTAACACTAAAGTGTTTATTTGTGAAAATATATCTGCAATATCTTTATTTAATTTTTTTTCATCTGCACTCATTGGAGATTCAATATCAACATTAGAATAAAGTTTTTTCTTTTTTGCAATTAATACATCTGCTTTTTTTAATAAATCAGATTTCACTTTATCCAAATCTTTTAGGATTTCAGATGAAGTAGCTTCAGTTACAGTTTGAAATGCGGTTGGAGATTTTAAATCATATTTTCTAATACGATTATATTTGTCTACTACATCATTATGTGTATCTATTGGTAAACTTTGGTCTATTGCTTGTTTCTTTTCTCTTTCACTTGGAATTTCATCAAAAAAATCCCAACCGTCTAATCCATCTAAATAATATTTTTGATTATCATAATCTTCCCAATCGGAATTCCATATATATCCAGTAGTAGTATTACCATCCAATGGAAATGCACCATTGCCAGTAGCTTCCTCTACCGGTTTATATTCTTCACTACCATCACCATTTAATTTAGATTTTAATTTCTTAGTATCTTTTGGGTCCGGTGCTCCATTGATATATCCACCAGGTAAAGATACCCCCACACCGGCGCCACCACCAAGTCCCATTTCATCCAATAAATTATCAAAATCTTCAACTATTTCTTTTATATCTTCTTTTGAAATTATTTGAGGTTTTTGATTTTTAGGAAGTTCCCAAAATCTTTTAGGTTTTTTAATTGCTTTTTTTGGTTCAGTTTCTTGCCAATTTTCAACTGTATGAGGGTCATCAGCTGGATTCAATGTACTCTGAACTACATTTTTTAGTTTATATACTGCTTTTCTAAATTGAGTTTCCGTATCTTTTGATTTACCTCTACCTCTCATAGCATCTGCTTTTGGAGTATCTATTTGAGTATATCCACCCTGCTTATACCAATTTTCAGGTTTAGCTTTATTTAAAATTCTTGGTTGTCCATCTCCAACAAATGATGTATCTGGTTCATCCTGTCCAGTAAATCCACCAGTAGATGCTGTTTCTTTTAGTTGCTCTTTCTTAGGTATTCTAAATGTTACTGCTTTCTTACCATTAATTGTTGGCATTCCCCATTCATCCTCACCTATTGATTTAACAACTACTTTTTTATTTTTGAATTTACCCATCAATAGAGTATCACCAACTTTTACATTTAATTTGATTTCCTCATTAATACATTCTTTAAGTTTTTTCAACTTAAGAGTAATCATTTTGAATATTTGGTCATCAAACTTTGGATATGCTTTTGTAAAATTTTTCTTTCGTTCTTCTTCATCACCAGCACTTAACCAATAACGAACATCAGTACCACTAATAGCATTTGGTTGAGCAGGCGCCGCATACACATATCCTTTATCTAAATAAGGTTCTTCTACTTTACCTTTATATGGAGTAAAGTATTTACCACTTAGACGTGATGAATCTTTTTCACCTACAACAGTTATAAAACCAGTTGTATCTGAATCAAATTTGTTAAGTATTTCTTGTGGAGCGTATGGGTTTTTGATTTGTACTATCTTATTCGAAGAAATACCAAACATCTTTTGCATGATGGCTTTCTTTTCCTTAAACCCAAATGGAGATTTTTTATTATCGGTTACATCGGAAGTTCCTATATAAACATTATCCCTTCCAAATTTCTTAACCAAATGGTCATAAGTTGCGTAATGGCCCTTATGAAATGGTTGAAAGCGGCCTGAATAGACAACAACTACTTTGTCTATCTCCGCCGCTTCTCCCAATATTGCTTCTACTAAAAATTTTGCTAATCCCATCATATAGTTTTGTTACTATATAAATATTAGGATTATTCTTTTACAACTTTCATACCGTTGCCATCAGATTCGGTTTGTTGTTGTCTTTGCATTTCAGCTAATTGTTTTCTAGTTGGTGCACCCGGTTGGTACTGAATAGTTCCATCTTGCATATTAATTCTACCTTGTGGGTATTTTTCATCAAGTCCATCAATTACCTCTCTTAATTCAGAATTTAATACTTTGAATTCATCTTCTCCTTTTTCTAAAAAATCATCCATTCTTACCATTTCTTCATGGATTTCTTTTTTACGAATATGGATTTGTCCAAATTCAATAATTAAAGAATTGATTTTTTGATTTAAATCATTAATTGATTTTAAAACATCTGCTTCAATTTTAGCAGTTTCAATAGTAATTTGTTGTTGTTGCGGTATGTTATCTAAACCTGCCATAATATTATGTTTTTATTGTTTTGTATATATAAGTATATTATTTTTTTATTTTTTAAACACAGAAACTCCTTTTTCTTTCACAACCTCACCTGCGCAATAGTTTCCCCATTTAATTGATTCACCCACATCATTAGAATCTAAATATTTTGCGGTAAATCCTGCCACAAAGGTATCACCAGCACCACTTACATCTGCGTTTTCTATTGGAATAACCGGATATGTTGTATGTTTGTATGCCGTTCCTGTTTTGTCAAGTGTACATATAATTTTATCAAACAACCATTCATTATCTCTTATTACATCTTTACTAACTTCCCACTCTGTTCGGTTTACTTTAATGAATTTTAAATTCGTACACCAATCACCTAATTTCTTTTTAGTATCAGCAATAACTAAATTATGCATAGAGGATATTGTATTAATATCTTCTTCGGTTAAAAATCCTTTACAATAATCAGATATTATAATTGCGGAATATTGTGTCAAATCAGGTAAATCATTGATATTAATTCTATTAACGGAATCGTTCTCGTCCACTCTTAAATACAATTCATTTGTATCTTCATTAACATAACGAGTTTTTATTATATTACCATTATCAGAAAACATATCAACATCGATACCCATAGCTGATAAATTATTTGTTGTGTTAGCTGCCATACCAACTCCATACTTTTCATACGTTGGAATAAATACAGGACCGTTTCCCTCTGGGGATTTTCTTTCCGATGTTCCGTATATAAAAATATCCGTGCAACTTTCTCCTATAACTAATACTTTATTCATTCTCTAAAAGTTTTGTGGTACTAAATCCATCTAATTTACCAAAGAATTTTATTTCTTTTGCATGCTCCCCACCAATGATAGGCTTGTACATATATTCATCACCAATTACAAATATATCAGGTTCATATTCTTTTAAATGGTTTCTTAAAGAATCATCACTATCAAATACTACAATTTTATTCACTCCCTCTATTTGTAATAAATTAAATACTCTCTGTCCTTCGGTATGAAATGGTCTCCCATCTCCTTTCATTTGACGTATTCGTTCATCCGAATCAATACCTATCATCAAATCTCCCAAAGATTTTGCATAATCTATCAACTTAAAATGGCCATAATGAAGTACATCAAAACAACCATTTATCCAAATCTTTTTCATTACAAAAACTTTTCTAATTCTTTAATTACCATTTCCGATGTAATTGATTTTGTACATTCAAATTGTCTTTCAGTACCTTTATGGTCTGGGCACCAATTCCAATCACCGGCATCCAATCTCAATCTATTAAAGCATCCTTCGCATTTTCCTTTCGGAGCTGCTATTCTGATACAATCTTGCATCTCAGCCCATTCGTATGAGAATCCACTAATTAATACCGTTGGCACATCCAATGCCCAACTCAACCAACTTAATCCACTACCAATACCAATAAATGCTTTTGATTTTTTCATTTCATCCATAACCAATTCCAATGGGCCGTTTGGATGTTTAACAATTCCAGTTGGTAATATATTACCCATATAGTTATCACCTTCTTTTGAAAGTAATTTCACTACATATCCTTTATTATTTAACCAATCCACTACGTCTTGCCAGCCATTTAGATTGTTCCAAAATTTAGATTGAGCAGTTCCATGAATACCAATACAAACCTGTTTATAATTTGTATCAACAATTGGTTTTCTTTCTTTTAATTTTGGTTTAATTTCTGTATATGGTAATCCTAATATATCCGAACACATTTTTTGCATTGTTTGTGTTTTTGGGTCTATCGGATTTTTATAAATGTTTATCGTATTATCTTCATTGTAAAACAAACCAATTGCATACATAGCATAAAGGTTTTCTACATTAGTACCAGGTTTTACAAATTCAACATTTGGGTATTGATTTTCGAACATTTCATTCATAAAGGTAGATGTAATCATTTTACACTTATGAACCCTTCCAAATTCTTCAACGTATGCAATCCAAGCTAAACTATCACCCAATGCTTTTGAATCTAACGCAACATAAACTCTTTTATTTTCTGCGTTATATATGTGCTCAAACCAAAGTTTTCCGTTTTCGTATATTTCAATCTTCCATTCAATAAAATATTCTAAACTACATTTAGTCCACATATTTGTATTTATTTCGGTAGTGTATAAAACCCTTCCAGTTTTATTATCTAAAAATTTTACATTGTATGTGGATTGTTTAGGTCCTTTTATTTCTAAAAAAGCGCCTCTAACAAAATGAAAATAAACTTTATTATCAATGTTAGCTTTATTATTTAAATTTTTAACTAAATTATCGTATATCATTAACTCCAAGTTTTAACTGTTAAATCTAATAAGGAAAATCCTTCTGCTTGTTTACTATATACTTTATTTGTTGTATATCGTTTCATAGGATGATGATAGAATACATGGTTAAACCAAAGGTCACCAACATCCCAACCACAGTCTATCAATCTATCCATCCACCAACCTTTAGTTCGGTTTGGAATTAAATAACAATGCGCAAGGTCTTGGTTAGCTCCAGTTTGTGAAAACATTTCATCTATTTTATGTTTTTCTCTAGATGGATTGTTTGCGAATGATATAAAGTATGCATCATCTCTTTCTGAAATAAAACATGCTTTGTGAATAGCCTCAACAAATTCTTCCAATCCAGTATAGATAAACGCATCTGCTTCAAATATCAAAGTATAATCGTAGTTTTGCTCATCAATAGTTTCCAATGCATTTCTATGTGCTAAATAACATCCATAGTGTCTACCAGTCATCCAACCCAAACCAGCGCCAGGATATAATTCACCCGGCTTATTATCTTTACTTATATGTTCAGGTCTTCTACAATTTTCAGCAGGTGGGATACCTTCGTAAACTTCATTTATAATTGGTTGATAATCTATTCCATATTTTGATAATTGTTGTAAAGATTGCATAGAAACCCTTTCCCTCATATCATCAGGTCTAGTCAGCATGTGCTTAACTTGAATACGAGGTTTTCTTCTTACGAATGAACGAAATCCTTGCTGAAACTGTCCATAAAAATATTCATTTGCAGCTCGTGTCACACCTTCAAATACACCAAAGTCATCTCCACTAATAATACCACCGGGCTTTACTTTATTGTACCAAACATTTAAATCTTCCATCAATGCTTCGTAAGAATGCCCAGCATCAATCATTATAAAATCAATACTATTGTTAGTAAAGTTGTTAGCTGCATTTTTTGATGTATCTTTTATTGTATTAAATCTACCATAGTTATCTGATAAGACTGTGTTATCTACAAATTCATAAAATATATCTCCGCTAAATGCCCCAACAATATTTTGATGTAATTGTTCATCATCCGTTCCTTTCCAGGTATCAATTGATGTAAAATTAATATCTTTACCAGATTCTTTTATTTTTGTTGCTAAATGATTTGTAGATTTTCCAAACCAAGCACCCACTTCAACAAATGTTTCCCCACCACTAGCAATATCAACTATATTATTATATAATTCAGAGTATGCAAACCATCCGGGTATTTCATTGAATTCAGGTTGCAATTTTTCTAAAATAATTCTTTTAGTTAATTTTAAATCATCATCAATATAAGTTACTAAAGGATTATTATCGTAAGTATCTAAATATGTATGTAATTTTCTGAATATAGAAGGTAGTTTATAACTCAATGCTTCTTTTACTGATAATGGATTTAATTCTAATTTAGAACTAAAATAAAACATATCACACGCTGAATAGAATGTATCCACATCATCTCTTTCACCCCATATTACACAATTATCAGGTTTAAATTCCATTATGGGTTTCCAATAATGTTCAAAGTTGCCTGCCTGATTTCCTACAAAGTGAAACCTAATTTTATATTTTTCCAATTGTCTTGCTATCGCAAATATTTCAGCTTGATTTTTACCAGGTGAAAATAAACCAACATTAAGTACATGCTTATAAGTTGGGTCTAATCCTAATTCTTTTTGTGCAGCTTGTTTATCAAATGTATATTCTTCAATAGGATACTCCCATATAGCAGTTTCAATTCCCAATGGTTCAAATCTTTGCCTACTCCATTCGGATACCAAAACATATTTGTCTGGATGATATACTATTTCAGATGGGTTTGTGTATGAACCATGTGTTGATGCTAAAATAAAATATTTTCTATCCTTTGAAAATATCTTTTCAACTATATCAATAGATAAATCAAATTCAGGTATTTCTTGAAAGTGAATTATATCAGGAGAAAATATTCTAATTATATCAAATATTTCTTTTTTATTTTCTCCAAGAGTATGTACCGGAACTAATGATTTAATTCTATTTTTTTGAACCACAAAAGCATTTCCTCCACTATTATTTATTTCAACAACTTCTATTTCAAAGTCATTTATAAAGTGTTTTATTTGCTTATAAGTGTATTGAGGTTGTCCTCCCGTTGAAAGATGCGGGCAGACATAAAGTAACTTTTTCTTTGCCATATTGTAACAAATATACGAATTTATTTTTGAATTACCAAATTTATTTTTTTAGAAAATAACAGTACCTTCTAATAAATCAATCTCCCCATTAGGATATTGC